TGCGGGTAGCCCTAAAAAAATCTGGTATCCTAGTAACTACCTGAAAACTCAGAGGGGCGTTGCCCACGTTTTCAGGTCTGCTAGTTACGAGGAGAAGCTATGTCTCTCGAAAGAAACTACAAGTTGACCTCCAAGCAAATACGCTTCGCTGAACTGGTCGCCCTGGAAGGGTACAAGCTGGTTCATGCCTGGCGCACCGCTTACGATACTTCTGACGACACCCCGATGACCACAGCAAGACCGGCGGCGAGTAAGCTGGCCGCTACGCCACGCGTGGCAGAGTATATCCAGCAGTTGCGTGATGAAGCCCGTGAAGAGCTTATCAGGCAGAATACTTGGTCTAAATGGGACGTGATTGCACGCGCTACCCAGCATATGGACGGTGCCGCCACGGCAAAGCAGTGGAGTGCAGTCAATGGTGCGTTAGCCCAGATAATCGACCTTGAAGGTCTGAGTGCGACCAGAAAGGTGGAGGTCAGCGGTAATATCGAGGTCTCCCACTACGCCCAACTTAGCATGGAACAACTCCAGGCGTTGGCAGACCAGGCTGACGCCCTACCACCTGCCGATGACGATTCGATTGTTAATGTGCAAGGCCGTCTAGTCGAGGACGAGACGGTCTAGGTTAGGTGGAGGTCGCTCCCTACGGTGTAGTTGGCGTCTAACTCGTTCTCCAACTCGACAGACTCATAGAAGCTGTGCTTCATATCGCTGTCTAGTTGCTCTTCATGGGTTGGGCATAGCCTGCCATCGTATTGCTGGAACGCCTTCAAGGCGATGTCTTGGTCGGACGCTCCTATGTAGTAGACCTTTTCCACCATTTCGACGGTGGCGATTCTGTAGACTGGCATGGTGTCTCCTAGCTATATATATTTAGGCGTTAGTGGCCCGATACTGGAGTCTAGGGTTAGACTCCAGTGGCAGTCACTAACCGTTTGACTGGAGGTGTTTCCTCATGTCGTGCGCCAGGTGCCACGCCTCAAGGGCTAAGTCGCTCTGGCTCTCCCCGTCTTTGAGTCGAGCGAGGTACTGGATGGACTTATCTAGGGCTTCAATATGCTCACGGTCTTGGGTGGTCGCATATTCCACGATGGTATCGACGTGTTCGGATAGCCCCTTGAGCCACATAGCCAGGTGCCACAAGTCCGGCACCTGTACCTGGGATATGATTTCCTCACGCTCTGCGGTGCCGCCTTTGGAACGGGTGAATGTGGGTTCTGCCTGAGATGGTGTGGACACGGTGTCTCCTTGCTGTTTAGATTAGGCATTAGCGGCCCGATACTGGGACTGAGTGTTCAGTCCCAGAGGCTGGACGCTACTAGTGGATAGACCTCATGAAATACTCATCCACACGAGTGTTGATACCGTCGTGCTTGACTGCGATAGCGTTCACTAGGGCGGCATCTAGGCTGTCAAATATCTGAACAGGTCGAAAGACCTCGTCATCAAATATCGGGAAGGGTGTATGCCCAGTGGAGCGGTAGACTTGATAGCGGATTTCGTCGTAGTAGACGACAGCCTCTGATTGCAACCATGAATTACGGGAACGGTCTGGGTGGCCCATCGGGTGGTATTTAACGACATGGTACTCACCGACAGTCTGGATATTGATGACTGTGCCGTATGGAAAGTCAGCCGCAAGTCGTTCATGCCATGAGTGTTCAGCTACGGCCTGCTGGTGGGGTTTGAGTGGTAGTTTAGTCATGGTGTCTCCTTGTTTGGGTCGTTAGATTTGGTTAGTGACCCACTCCAGAGGCTGAAAGACTCAGCCTCTGAGATTGGCTACTAACGAGCAGAACCGGCGTAGGAGCCGGGGCCAAGATTGCCTAGTCCTGGGAAGGTTGCGGTGGCACACTTTGCGTAGTGCTTCGGGCAGTGGTACGCACTGATGCGTGGCTCGTTGCAGAAGGTGGTGGTGATGAAGCCGTTACCACTCCAAGAAGCTGAACATCCACCTGGCACCCTACCGGATGCCACGATGTCTGCTATGCTCTCGCCGTTCTTCCACCGTTCGTATCTATTCATGGTGTCTCCTTCGCTTGGTTCAATTTAGGGTGTCTTCCCTTATCATAATCGATGCTTTCTAGGGTGTCAAGGGGCCTTGCCTAGTCGATGACCGTGGCCCCTGCTACGCCTTCCAGAGCGGCCCTTGCGGTGTCTCTGGTGAGAGCGGATAGGGCTTGTTGAATCTTGGTGGCGTGGGCCATATGGTGGACTCTGCCGCCCTTGTAGGTCACGGCTAGGTATTCCACCGGCACGCCGTCGGCTATGACCTTGGTATCTGACGTTCCGACTGACTCCACGGTCACCTTGCGGTGGGCTATCATGTCGCCGCCTGGTGATACGTCGGTATCTATGACGACCATCCCAGGCTCTAAGGCGTCGGCTGTGATGGTCATGGCTTGGCGGTAGATATCCTTAGCCGCCGCGCCTTTCTTGGTCAGTGTGGCACCGGCACCGCCGCACCGGAAACACGCGCCGCCGTAGACGTGGCTGTAAGCGTTGAAACGTCCGGCACCGTTGCACCGGCTACAGGTGACCTTGTCGAATTCGATTTTCATGGTGTCTCCTTGCCTGGTTGATATTTCGGCTAATCCAGCCGCTCCAGAGGCTGAAAGATTCAGCCTCTGAGTCAGTGGGTTAGAGTTCCATTGATTCAGGCGTGGCATAACGCCTGTCGTTGTAGCTGACACCTTGCTCTGATTGGACTTCGTTGAAGGCGTCACGCATCAGCCAGAATTGAACCCGGTTATAGTTGTTCATCTTTTCCCGGTTGATGCTGACGTTCTCCCAGCCTTTCCCAGCTATGAATGTCCAGCCGTAGCCGTTGATTTTCAAGATAGATTCCAAGGCACTCAGGACTGTCGCTTCGCCTTTCCGTATCTGGCGGGCTAATTCGTTGTATCCCATGCCACGAATCAGGAAATATGCCTGGGTTGTTGCCGATGTGTCGTTGACGCTGAATTTGGTACTCATGGTGTCTCCTAATCGGGTTAGATTTGTGTCTGGAATATGCCAAGCTGGCCCCGGTATGGTATCGGGTCGGCGTAGGCTACCGGGTCGGCTAGGGTTATGCCTGTTGGGCCTTCGAACCACGGCGAGTCTGATTCTGTGACTGTGCCGGTTATCGTGGCCTCGCCTACGATGGCACCTGTCGGCAGGTTTGCGGGTATCTCAATACCCAGGCTGGCTATGTAGTCGCGTTGGGCCTTAAAACGGCTTGTATCGTCGTCTCTGCGCTGTCCTGCGTGTATCCTGACGCGCCCCCGGTGCTTGTAGTGCCACCGGGAGCGATTCTCCACGTCCTTTCCGTGGTTCAGTATCAGCCACGCCCAGGGCTGTTGGATGCTGACAGTCTCCATCATTCGCCGTCGCTGTCTGGCTGTGGTAGCCTGGGGCTGGTGCCGCCGCCGTAGATGATATCCAGTATCGATTCGTTCATGGTGGATTCTCCAAGTGTAGATTTTCGGTCTAGTCTGACCGCCCCAGCGGCTGAAAGATTCAGCCGCTGAATCAGTGGACTAGCTACGCCCAGGTTCGGTGCTTTTCGGCGACGTGTTCCTGGCCGTCGTAGTCGTGGATGTACCATTCGACACCGTCGGGAATCTCCACCACGGAGAGCCGGGCAGAGTCGCCGCTGTAGAGGCTGGAATCTTCCTCGACCATCTCGACCAGGATGGGGTCGGTGCGCTCGATTTCCCAGGAGTCTGCCGTGGCCCCGCCCCGCCGCAGGAATTCAGCCTCTCCGGCAGTCGAGAGATTGAACCCGCCCCAGCACTTGTTGATTACGATTTTCATGTTCATTCTCCAGATGCAAATTTCGGTCTAATCTGACCGCTCCAGAGGCTCAGAATCTGAGCCTCTGAGTCGAGAGATTAGCGCATAGTCGAGGCTACGATTTTGAACGCGTCCAGCTTGGACAGGCCCATCTTGGTATTGAATTCGTCGGCGACTGTGTCAGCCTCTGCGTAGGTCTTGAACTCTGGCATATTGTCCAGCAAGTAATAGCCGGGCACGTCCTGGGTTGCCATGCCTACGGTTGCGCCTGTGTCGGTTATGATTGCGGTAAAAGCTTGTGACATTTGAGACTCTCCAAATATAGATTTATTCCGGCTAATCTAGCCGCCCCACAGGCTCAGATTCTGAGCCTGTGAATCAGTAGATTAGATTTTGCCTTGCCTGACCGGGAAGCTGACTAGCAATCTGACGTTATGGTGTGGCGAAGCTGGATTGATATTTTCGCCCGATAGTTTTTCGTAGACTCGAAATTCTGCCGGAGTGTAGGCGGTATTTGCGGCATTTCCCAGGTTGTATCCGACCCATGAACTATGGCCGGGCACCTTGATTGTTATGTGCGTCTCTGAGTCTTGAACTACTGCCGTCCATGGCATATCAATGCCTGATAGTTTCGCGAGTGTGCCTGATTTTTTGTCCTCTCTGGTTGCCATTGTGTATGTAGACATTTTGAGACTCTCCAAGTGTAGATTTTCGGTCTAATCTGACCGCCTCAGAGGCTGAAAGATTCAGCCTCTGAATCAGTGGATTAGGTGTTCACGCTGTCGCACTTCGTGCAACGGTAGTACTGACGCATTCCGGAATCGTCCGGAAATATGGGCTGATAATCGTGATTTTGGCACAGGATTTTATTCAGCCATTTGTCCATATTTTCCTGTGTCATAAGTGCCTGACTATAGCCACACTCACAGCGGCTGTCGCTGTTATCCTGGTCACATTTTCGGGTCTCTGCGCCGACCAGCCGCACACGTCCATAGCCGCGCCGCTCCTCCCATTTGACATCTGTATATACCAGGCTGTGGCCGCTACGATTTCCCAAGCCGTAAACGTACGAAAATGAGCCGTCATTGCTGATATTTGGATTCGTTCGCTGTGTCTGTTCTTTCTCGCCTAATA